TGGCAACCGTAGTAATCACAGGGCGCGATATTTCTCTATCTTTCACAGGTGGAACAGATATCGAGGCACAAGCAACTTCAGCAGTACTAACAAAGACCAATGTTCGCGAGACATACCAGACTTTAGACGGCGAAGCCTACAAGACAACAAACATCGAAGGAACTTTCGCTCTTTCAATGCTTGCTGATTGGGGTAAGGCTAACTCAGTATGCGAAGCACTCTGGACAGCAGCCGAGTCAGCACCAGATACAGATATCAGCGTTACGCTAACAGCAGCAACAGGCGCTCAATTCGTATTCCCAATCATGCCAGAATTTCCTACAGCAGGTGGCGCTGGAACTGATGCTCAGACAGTAGACTTTACTTTCAAAGTATCAAAGGGTGCAGTAGTCGAAACCTTTAGCTAAACAATAGAAACGGGAGCAAACAATGCAACAGCAAATAACAATTAAATATGTTGATGGATCGGAAACCACTTACCTGGTTCGCCCACCTGATTACGCCAAGTGGGAGATGACAACTAAAAAGGTTATCTCCCAGTTCGGTGGCATGTGGGACATCCTTTATGTAACGCATTCAGCAATGAAACGCGATGCAGGCGGCAAGCCAACTAAGACACTCGATGTCTGGATGGAATCGATCGCGGATGTTGAAGTAGGTGAAGGAAACCCAAAAGTCATACAAGAGGAAGCGTCAGCCGACTCTTAGTAGAACTGGCAATAGCCACTCAGATCCCTATGGATTATTGGCAAAGTGCCGAGGATATTCTTACAGCGATAGAGATATTGGAGCAGCGCAATGGCAAGTGAACTAGTAGCACTTGACCAAACAGAGTTACGCCAAGTATTTAAAGCCTTAAAGAATATGGGTGAAGAAGCCAACGATGAGGCCAAGCGCCAATCAGGCGCTCTGGCTGAATTCGCCCGGGCTGAGGTTATTCAGACAGCAAGTCGAGGTAATAACACTAAAGTCTCTGGGCGCATTGCTCAGGGTTCTAGGGTTAAGAAGTCAAGCCGTATTGGTGAGATTACTTATGGCTTCGCTTCTCAGAAGTTCTCAGGTGGAGCAACCACTAGAGATATCTGGGGCGGTACTGAATTCGGATCTAACAAATATAAGCAGTTCCCTGTCTGGTCAGGCCGAGAAGGTCGAGGCTCTAAGGGCTGGTTTATTTATCCAACGCTTCGCAAGATTCAACCGCAGATCGTGGCTAGATGGACAGAATCATTTACTAAGATTTTGAAGGAGTGGGGCTAATGGCAACAGGTACAAGGGCGTTAACGCTCAAGCTTCTTGCTGATGTCGATAACTTCACTAAGAACCTTGATAAAGCAGATAAAGATGTTATGTCTTTCGGCGATAAAGTTTCAGACTTTGGAAAGAAGGCTGGATTAGCCTTCGCAGCAGCAGGCGCAGCCGCCGTTGCTTATGCAGGCAAATTAGCCATCGATGGCGTAAAGTCAGCCATTGAAGATGCAGCGGCTCAACAGAAGTTAGCCCTTACTCTAAAGAATGTAACTGGCGCAACCGAAAATCAGATTGCCGCTACTGAAGATTACATAACCCAGACTTCTCTAGCCTTCGGCGTTACAGATGATGATCTACGCCCATCGCTAGAGCGACTAGCCCGGGCAACTGGAGATGTCGAAAAGGCTCAAAAGTTACAGACAGTTGCGATCGATGTTGCAGCAGGTTCAGGCAAATCCCTTGAAGCCGTTACTAATGCAATGGCCAAGGCAGCCGAAGGCAATACAGCCGCGCTTGGCAAGTTAGGCATAGGACTTACATCCGCTCAACTCAAAACCATGAGCATGGATCAGATCACCGCCAAATTAGCAGACACTTTCGAGAACCAGGCTTCGGCTAAAGCAGATACATTCCAAGGCAAGTTAACTCGGCTCCAGATCGCGTTCGATGAAGGTAAGGAAACCGTAGGCGCTTACATACTAGATGCAATAACTCCGATGGTTGATGTTATCGTCAACAAGGTTATTCCAGCGATCGCAGACTTTACTAGCAATCTTGGAGACAAACTTCGCCCGGTCATGCAGTTCTTAAACCCAATTATTAACGGACTTCGATCAGCCTTCAATTCGGTCAAGAATTCTCTTAACGATAACAGCGAAGAATTAAAACCGCTTATCAACCTTTTCAAGAATATCGCTGAGTTTTCTCGCGATGTGTTAGCGCCAATTATAGGCAAGACTTTAGGTAAGGCATTCGAAATCCTAGGCGCAGCAATAGGCGGTCTGATTGATGGCTTGGCTCGAGTAGTTTCATTCTTTGATGATCTTTACAATAAGATCAAGCGAGTGATTGAAATATCTAAGCAAATAGGATCAAGTTTAAATCCCTTTAGCAGCGCATCACTCGAAACTGGGGCATCTTCTCCAGCAGCCGCACCAATGGCTCCATCGATGCCTAATGAACCGATCGCCGCGTATCGCTATGTTGGCGGTCAAGGCACAACCAATATAACCGTCAATGGTGCAATCGATAGCGAATCAACCGCTCGCCAGATCGTCAGCATTCTTAACGATTCCTCAGCTCGAGGAACCCTAGGAAGCGCAGCCTTCTTTTAATGACCGCTTATACCCCATCCTATAAAGTCATAATTGATGGCCTTGAAGCAACAAATGTAACCATTGCCAACCTAGTCATAACTTCTGGCCGAACCGATATTAATACTCAGCCACTTGCAGGCTATTGCCAGTTGCAGTTAATGAACTTGGATAACTCAAGTTATGACTTCACAGTAGGAACCGGGCTGGCAGTAGAAGTCACTAATTCGGTCGGCGCTTATGTTCCAATCTTCGGCGGTTACATCTCAGATTTTACTATTGGAGTTAATCGAGCAGGCAGTATCGGTTATACAACAGTTGCCACTATTACCGCTCTTGGAGCCTTATCTAAACTGCCTCGAATTATCGATGCTGGAGTATTAAGCCAAGATTTTGATGGCGATCAGATTTACACACTTCTTTCAGAATATCTTCTAGGTCAATGGAATGAAGTTCCAGCCGCTCAAACTTGGGCTAATTATAATCCAACAGAAACTTGGGCTAATGCAGTTAACATTGGCTTGGGAGAGATTGACCAGCCAGGCGATTATGAACTTATTGCTAGAAGTTCCAGCAACACAGATCTTTATTCATTGTGCGCTGAAATTGCTAACTCGGCCTTCGGAGTTCTCTATGAAGATGCTAATGGCAATATTGGGTATGCAGACCAAACACACCGCCAGGACTATTTAGCGGCCAATGGTTACACAACCCTAGATGCTAACCATGCCAACGGTTTAGGTTTATCGGCTACAACTCGAGCAGGGGATCTTCGTAACAGTTTTACTATCAATTACGATAACAACGCCAATCAGACTTATACCGCTACTGATCCAATAAGCCAGAGCCTCTACGGAGTTTATGCCGAAGAATTTACATCTCGGATTAAACATACTTCAGATGCAGAAGCCCTAGCCGATCGCTACATCGAGCTTCGGGCCAATCCTTATCCTAAATTCCAATCTATAACTTTCGTTCTAGGAAATCCTGAGATCGATGATGCCGATAGAGATGCTCTTATTAACATCTTCTTAGGTCAGCCTGTCTGGATTCAGAACTTGCCCGGCAATATCACTAATGGCGAATTTCAAGGCTATATCGAGGGCTGGACATTTAGAGCAAGCCTAAACAACCTGAGCGTTACTTTTAACGCTTCTCCAATAAACTTCTCCCAAGTTGCGGTAAAATGGGAGCAGGTAAATGCAGCAGAAACATGGAACACACTAAGTCCAACCCTTACATGGATTAACGCGATAGGAGTCGTAGCCTAATGGCAACAACAACAACCAACTTCGGCTGGGATATCCCCCAATCAACCGATTTAGTAAAGGATGGCGCTACTGCCATTGCAGCACTTGGTCAGGATATTGATACTGCCTTAGTAGACCTAAAAGGCGGAACTACCGGTCAAATCCTTGCAAAAGCATCTAATACCGATCTTGATTATTCATGGATCACCAACGATGTTGGAGACATAACAGCAGTAACTGCTGGTACTGGTATTTCGGGCGGTGGGACTTCAGGCGCGGTTACCATAACTAACTCGATGGCTACAACCATTACGACTTCAGGAGACACCCTTTACGGTACTGGCTCAGGAACCTTTACTCGCCTTGGAATTGGTTCAACTGGTCAGGTATTAACTGTCGCAGGCGGAGTTCCATCTTGGGCAACAACCGCAGCAGGCGGCATGACTTTAATTTCAACGACAACTCTTACAGGATCAACAGTAAGCCTTTCTAGTTTTACTGGTTATACCGATCTACAATTAGTTGTAATTGGTGCTTATGGGTCTAATCAAAATACATTTCGTGCCCGATTTAACTCAGATACAGGTTCGAATTATTATGTTGGAGAATATGCTAATGGTGGTAATGGTTCAGCCAATACTTCTTTGATTTTAGGTGACGGAACATCTAGCTCTTCAACAAATGTAAACCAAAGAAATTTCACAGTTTTAAAAATACAAAGATACGCACAAACTCATGGAAAGCCTTTCCAAGTACAAAGCGGATATATTTACTGGAGCAATAACGCGGTAAATTACTCATATAACTCAAATTCTATTTATGTCGGAACATCCGCTATTACATCGATTGATTTATACATGGCGAGCGGTAGCTTTAGCGGTGGAACAGCCTATCTATATGGAGTCAAATAATGAGCAAATATGAAATAAAAGAAGTCAACTGTGAAACAGGCGAAGAAGTAATACGCGAAATGACTCCTGAAGAAATTGCAATTCGTAAAGCGGATGAAGCAAATGCAAAAGCAAGGCAAGATGAAGAAAATGCTGCTATTGCTGCAAGATTAGTTTTATTAGAACGTCTGGGAATTACCCAAGAAGAAGCAGCTTTACTACTTGGATGAAGCCTAAACTTTGCAAAGCAGGGCAACAACTTCGTGAGCAATTTGACGACTGCTTCGGCGATCGTGATAGGGCCAGCGATGGTTGGCTCGGCGATCGTAAGCACGCAGCTCGTAAGTCTGACCATAATCCAGATGAGCAGGGCTGGGTTCGTGCCATTGACATTGACCGCGATTTATCAGGAAAACCAAAGCCCGACATCATGCCCGATGTGGCGGATCAACTTCGTATCTTGGCAAAGTCTGATAAGCGCTTGGCATATCTCATCTTCGACGGCAAAATTGCAAGCGCCAAAAGCGCTTGGCGCTGGAGAACTTATACTGGGATTAACAAGCATCGCCATCATCTCCATATCTCGTTCACTACAAAGGGCGATGAAGATTCTTCGTTCTTTCAAATCCCACTACTAGGAGCAAGCAAATGAATATGAAGCACCCAGCAATCGTATCTATCGGAGCATTCTTGGCCGTATGGGGAACTACTTCTAACTTCGCACTCGATTACCGAGCGATCCTTGGTTCAGTAGTTGCAGGCATCTTCGGATATGCCACGCCTAAAAAATGACAACGCAGGATTATGCTGCACTTGCAGTAGCAATCGTGACGGTTCTGGGTGGTGTTACTGCCATGCTCAACTTCATGGTGAAACACTATTTAGCGGAGTTGAAGCCGAATAGCGGTTCATCGATGAAAGATGCCGTAACTCGCCTAGAGACACGCGTTGATAAAATCTACGAAATCCTCTGCGATAAGTCACAATAAAGCCATGGCGCGAAAGAAGGCTATCGATCTAGAGGCTTACTCTATGCTCGATCAATACTGTATTGGCCTCAATGAATTTTACAAGAGCCTCAGAAGAAGCGGATTCTCAGTAGAATTAGCCTTAGCCATACTTCTAGAACCTGCTACTTACCCAGCAACTATTCTTCCTGCACCTAATTGGTTGCCGCTATCACCCGACCGCATACCTTATGACGATGATGATGATGAGGATTAATGAAGCGAACCGTAGTCATTCCAGACTTGCAATGTCCCTACGAAGATTCACATGTTGTACGCAATCTCAGTTTATTTATTAAAGCGTTTCGGCCCGATGCTGTACTTACTATCGGAGATGAAATCGACTTGCCACAAATCAGCCGATGGACAGAAAATACCCCGGGCTGGTACGAGCAGACTTTAGCTGAGGATCGCGATCGAACAGTTGATGTTCTCTGGTCGCTCTTTGAGTATTCCAAAGAAGCGCACATGGTTCGCAGCAATCATTGCGATCGACTCTATAAAGTAATCATGAAGAAGATCCCAGCGTTTCTATCCTTGCCAGAATTAAAGTTCGAGAAGTTCTTGAAACTCGATGAAATGGGAGTCAAGTACTGGGCAACCCCAATGCCTATTGCTAAAGGCTGGATTGCTATTCATGGGGATCTTGGCAGCCTAAATCCTAATCCTGGACTATCGGCGCTGAACCAGGCTAAACGCCATGGCCAGAGCGTAATCATGGGTCATACGCACAGAGCGGGCAGAAGTGCCGTTTCTGAGGCTTCTAATGGGGTTTTAAGGCGTGTTCTCCATGGAGTTGAAGTAGGACATGCAATGGATCTAAAAGCCGCCAAATACGTCTCTACGCCTAATTGGCAGCAGGCCTTCGCCATCGTCACCGAGAATGGCAAGAATGTTCAAGTTGACCTTATCTACATTGAAAAGGATGGGACATTCCAAGTTCATGGAAGGCGCTATGGCAGGGCTAGATGATTGGCCAGACATAAATCGCACAATCGATGACCATGTTGATGACCAAGAATTGTTACCGTTTCGTTATCTAAATGATCGCGGTTCTGTCTCCTAGTCATGTAACACTTATTCCAAGAAGCCAGAAACTCTGGCGGATCGGGAGCAATATGAATATCTATGAAATCGGAATGATGCTCACTTTATGGGCATTGACCATTGTTTTCTTTTACTCAATGGGCGTTGATAGTGGTTATAAAGAAGGCCGCCGAGCAATGCGCAAGTTTTACGATCAGCAAGATAAGGTAAGAGTATGAAAGCAAATGATTACCTTACAGAAGCTAGAGCCATCATCCAGGATCGTGGTCTTGACTACGGCCATCCATCGGACAATATGTCCCGAACCGCATCCTTATGGGCTGCATACCTTGAAATGCCAATCGAGCCTCACCAAGTTGCAATGTGTCTGGCGCTGGTCAAAGTCGCAAGATCAATGGAAACTGGAAAAGTCGATAACTACATCGATGGAGCGGCTTACATGGCGATCTCTGGCCAACTCAAATTAGAGGAGAATGAACTCTATGTTTAATCTTGAAGATTACGAAACAGTAGAAGAACGCCTAGCGAAGTTTTGGAAGGAACATCCAGATGGTCGAATTTATACTACGCTCGTTGAGCATACCTTGCAGCGCTTTATTGTTCAGGCTGCTATCTATCGAACTGAAGTGGATGCACAGCCTTGGACAACTGGCTATGCAGAGGAAACCGTCTCAACGCGAGGAGTTAATTCTACTTCGGCGCTTGAGAATTGCGAGACGAGTGCGATTGGTCGTGCATTGGCTAACGCAAATTATGCTTCGAAAGGCAAACGCCCTAGTCGTGAAGAAATGGCAAAAGTCAATCAGGGACAACCAAAGCCATTCGCTGAAAAGTTAGCAGACAAGATAACAATGCCGGTCGAGGATGATCCTTGGTCAGTAAAGGCAGTTGCACCAACGCCAAGCGCTGCTGATGCAGTTGCTTTAATTGCAGAAACTTTAGGCGGATCAAAGATCGATGATGATATTCCTAGTTGCGAGCATGGAGTTATGAAGTTTCGCGATGGAGTCTCAAAGAAGAATAACAAGCCATGGGCGCAGTTCTCATGCCAGAACCCAGCAGGCGGATTCCTGGAGAAGTGCGAACCAATCTGGTTAGAGATTGATAGCAATGGCAAATGGATTAAGCAGAAGGCGAGAGGTTGATGCTGAACAATGCCTGGAACTTTACTAAACGAATAACCATCTGTTCATGGAAAGGCCATGATTACTGCAAGCCTTATTGTTTCAGATGTTGGCAATGGTTTCCTAGCGAATTCTGGATGGACTAATTATGAGCAGCCTACAATTTATGAATCAAGATGGGGAATGGGAGAACTTCCCACCTGATGATGTCTTAGCTGAAAGAGCGAAGCAGCAAGAACTTATTAGCGCTTTACAGGTAAGAATTATTTGCCATCTATGCAATGAACCAGTTCCTAGAGAAGAGTTAGCGTTCTGGATTCAAGGCCAAGCAATTACCTGGTCATGCAAGAAATGTCATGCGGTAAATGTCTCAAAGCCGTAAGCATCGAGGTTTTCGAACCGAGAGAGTAGTAGCAGAGTTTCTGAGGCGCACCTGGGAAGGCGCTTCAGTTGGTCGAGGTAATGGCCGCGATATCCTCAATGTTCCGTTCGATTGCGAGGTTAAAGCGCGTACAGGACTCGATGTGTCAGGGACACTCCGCCAGATCGAAACTAGGACAGCCAAAAGCGGCTTATTGGGGTTCGCTTGCTTTAGGCTTAATGGACAAGGTGAACATGCTGAGGATTATGTCGCCATGCTCCGCTTGGGCGATCTGGTGGAGTTACTGAAATCCGCCGGGTTCGAAGGTCGCAAGGATCTCTACACCGATGTTGATATATCTAAATGCAAGGGTTGCGGTGCTTATGTCTTGTCGCGATCTCATTGCTTGAGTTGTGAGGATGAATAATGCCAAAAGCAGGCGATGAAAGAAATGTGCTACCTAAAGCTGCTCACACCTGTTTCTGCGGTTATTCGCTGTTATCGGCTTATGGCTTCTTGGGTCAGATAGAGGTCAGCAGAATGATGCTAAGCCACCTGGAGTCAGTACATGGAGTCGAGAAGTAATGCCGATCTATGAGTTCGAATGCACTAATGATCGATGCGAGGCCAATCTTCGCTACGAAAAGGAGTTAAAGATAAATGAACCTCATGATGTTGAATGCGGTTTCTGTCATGAACCGATGCGTAAAATCTATAGCAGTTTCGGTATCTCGTTCAAGGGATCTGGTTTCTATTCTACCGATTCCAAATAATTCGCCACGCCGTTTGAGCAGGACATATTCTGAAATGCAGAGTGCGTTCGGTACACTATCGGCTAGAAGCCATCAAGGCTTCAACTCGCGCCTGAAAGGCGTAGCGCGAGGGTTAGCCGTTGTTATTGGGCTATCTCTATCTATTGCAAGCATTGATAGATCAGAGGCTTCAATAGTGCCTAATAAGAAGCTAAGAGAATTGGCTAACTATCAATTAACAGATAAGCAATACCAATGTCATAACCAGATAGTGCATAGAGAATCATCATGGAATATAAATGCGATTGGTAATAAGTCAGGTACCAAGCAGACTCATGGTTATTATCAGATTAAGAGTGAGTCAGTTAAAGGTAAACCTTATGACTACCAGTTCTACATGTATTGGTACTATGTATCTAGTCGATATGGTTTAGATCATGAGATCCCGGACTATTGCAAAGCATTGCATCATCTAAGAACTAAGGGATGGCAATGAGTAAGTTAAGCGATAAAGGATCTACTAACGCTTGGCGTAAGTTAAGGCAATCGATCATTCAAAGAGATGGATGTTGCCAGCGCTGTGGAACTGAGGAGCGATTAAGTGTCGATCACATCGTGCCACGCAGGCTAGGCGGAGACGATAACCCTTCTAACTTGGAAGTATTATGTTCTAGTTGCAATTCTGCTAAGGGGGGTAGGTTTTTTGATAGGGCAAAGACAC